GGTGGGTCTCATTATTTTAACCTTACTGGGTCTAAAATACTTGCCAGGGTGGGTCAAATTAGTGTGGCTTTTCCAGATGCCGTTAAGCTGCTCAAAATAAGCATTGGCTTGCTGCTTCTGAATCTGACCGTTCAGCGTGTTTCTTTTGGCATATAAGTTCTTGAGCTCGGCTTCCTCGCTTGAGTTCAAGCCGCCGAACTTGGTCATGCCGCCGAAGTTGTCGGTTCTTTCCCAGCGCTCCGTGCGCTTTTGCTTTTCAAGGGCGGCTATTCTCTCGCCGACGCGCTTGAGCTCATTCTTTGGGTTGGTGATCGATTGCTGACCATCGAGAGCGGCAATCTCTTCCTTGATTTTCTTGATGTTTTTCAGCTTCGCATATTCTGTATCATATTTCGCAAAAATGCTCGGATACTTCTGCTCAAGTTTATTCAGAGCCTCGCGGCGTGTATCCGTCGACAAGGCTTCATCACCCGCTATTTGGCAGAGTTCCTCAAGCCGGCGTTTGTGTTCTTCCTCAGCCGCTATGACTTTCTGCTTCTCTTCCTCATAGGCTTCATCGGCTTCTTTCAAGAGCTCGGCTTCGGTTTTCATGCTGATCATAGCCGCTACTACGCCGGCGATCAAGGTGGCCACCAATACATAAGGATTCGCAAGCATCGTGGTGTTCAGCATTTGCTGCGCGCGTGTAGTCAATAACAACCAATTATAATGGAGAGCTTCAGCAGCTGTAGCCCAGCCTTTAGCAGCTGCGGCAAGCATGATCGCCGTCCGATAGGTGCCATAGGTCGCTACCAAGCCTAACAAGATGCGACCAAACTGCTCATAATGCGCGATCACGTAGGATATGCCGGACAACGTGGTGTTGATCACACCCTCGCTCTGTTGACCGAGCTCATTGAACATCATCGATATCGAATCTTCTATGTTGGAGATTTGACCCGTAATGGTCTTTGATTGCGCTGCCATCAACCCGCCGAATTTTCCGCCTTCATTGGTCAGCCCCTCGATGACTTTCTCCACTTCCGTAAAGCCTACCTTGCCCGCTTCCACCAATTCACGTACCTTACTCTCAGCCACACCGAATTGCTTCGCCAGCTCACTGATCAGAGGAATACCGCGGTTCGTAAACTGGTTCAAATCCTGCGTATATAACCGGCCTTGTGCCAGCGTCGTACCATACAGATAGACGAGATCGTTGAGCGGAACGCTTAGACCCGCCGCAATATCGCCAAGACGTACCAGCGTATCGTTCACACGGTCGGCTTCAAAACCATAAGCAAGCAGCTGCTTTGCACCTTGCGCCACATCTTCCAAACCGAAAGGCGTGGTGGCAGCCGTGCTTACCAGCTGCTGCATCAGAGCATTGGCCTTTTCTTCGCTCTGAAGCATCGTGGTAAAGGCCATTTCCAATTGTTGAAATTGGCCCCGAACCTTGGCCACTTCTGAGACGAGCCCCTTAATCGTGAAGGCGGCCGCCAATTGGCCGACAGAACGACGCAGGCGGTCCGATAGTTGGTCGGTCGCCGCCAGCTCCTTATTCGCCTTTGATACCTGCTCGTGAAAGGCCTTCACCTTACCCTGACTCTTGTCCATCGTCGACGAAAGTCTGTCCACCAACAAGAGTTCTATTTTTACCGGTTGTACGTCTGCCATCAGTCTTCTAATTTACTCTGAAAAAAGCCCACAATAGCGTTGGCCTCTTCTGCTGCCGTTTGATTGTCTTTACGCCCGCGCTCTACATAGCGAGGAGCGTCACTCAGCATCATAATCAAGGTTTGATAATTCACGCCGTTCAGTATGTAGTCCACGCTCCATCCCGTGGCGCTTGCGATCTGCCACACAAATCCGAAAGGGCTATGAGAACCTTCCCACCGGTGCTTTAACTCCCCTCCGTGCTTTGGCTCAGTCTCAGCCGCATCGGATTCGTCAGTTCGGCTGATCTGATAATAGGTATAAAAGGGTCCGTACCCATGAGGGATATGAATTTCTTCATTACCTCTACCTGATATTCGTGTGTCATAAAATTGCGTATGAACCAAGCCACAAGCCACACACCGCATGTACGCGAGAAATAGCCGCGACAGATCATGTAAGCAAGCATCCTGCTCAATTTCTTGCCATGACGAACGAGAAATTCAAATTCCTCCTCTTTCGTGAATTTCCACATCTGATCGCTCGTTACGTTCATAGAAAGATATGTCCGGGCAATTTTTAGCTGCCCGGACATGCAGGGACGCTTCATAGTCACACGCAGCTGAAAGGGGCGCTTCCGGAAGGGAAGGCGCACAGCCTTCAGAGGGACGCTGATCCCCGCATCAAGCAAGGCTTCAGCACCCTCTCGCTGTATCTGTCTAATCACATCTTCTTCCATCAGCCCGCAGTATCGTTGATCTCGTAAGGAGCACCGCCGTCTGCCGGCTTGTTAACCTTCAGCTGACACTCGACCTTGGATACCTCGGTCAAAGTCAGCTTGCCGCCCAGGTTGGCCAAAATCGTACCGTTTGCTATGGTCATCGTCTGACCACTCACAAATGCTATGGTCCACTTGTCGCGAAGCTCAACCAATGAGGAAGGGGCTTTCCACCCGGTCACCTTCTTGTTGCCACCGCTACCGGTCTCGACCAGCGTGCCGCCAAGAACTTTCTGCAAATTCTCGTAGTCAAGCTGGATAAGGTTAAAGGTCGGACTGATCTGACTGTTCTTCTGAACCAAGGTCAGCACGGGGGCATCGGGCACTTGCTCGGCTTCTACGTCGACACTTTCGGCTTTTGAGCCGCCCCAGTCCCAACTGCCTTTTTCAATATAACCGATCAGCGTTTCGCCTTTCTTTACGGACGCAATGCCGTAGATGAAATTCTTGTTCATTTTCGTTTCTTTTGTTGTGTTAATACGATCCAAATGATGCCGAGCAATACGGCAATCATCAAGGAATATTTGATGGCCTTCAACAACGACAGGGAGCGCACTTTTTCGCTTTCCTGATGGGCCGAGGCCGACTTACTCGTCGCAGACAATTGGCGGCGCAGGGTGCTGACGGTCTTCGCATAACGCGCGCAGACCAGTTCCAGACTGTCGCAGTTCGCTTCAACGATCAACGTTGCAGGATGCTTAGAGGTCGCCGGACGACGCATCACGCTCACACGAGCACGACCCTGACGAGCCGTGTAGCTCGCACCCGGAGGAAGCTGAGCCAAGCTGTCCGGATTCAACTCCAGGCGGACTGCCGCCGCCGGAACCTTCACCGGGCTTTGCCAGCTTTCGCTTACGCTCACCGCGCTGTCCACAGCCTGACGAATCGAAGATGCCTGACTGACGCTCGCCTGAATCACGCTTTTTCTGCTCGACGCGCATCCGCTCAAGAACAGGGCAGCTATCGCTATAGCGACAACTGTTGGCACTGTCGATCGCCTTACGCAAACGAGCCGTCTCCCGACGATTCGCAACAATTTCCTTTCGCGTTTCATTCAATTCTTCTCTTAAAGGTTCTACGATATTTTCGATTAGTACACGGGTGGCCTTCTCGGTATTATCAATCCGAACCGCTTCGGCTTCGGCCAAAGCTTTCTCGGCTTCGGCCTTGGCTTTACGGACTGTTGATCGCAATGTGATGATGGCCGCTATCGTCGCCATCAAGCCGCCACCCAGCAACAGATTGATAATTCCACTGAGTTCCATTCCGCTTTTACTTTTTACATTACTGCCTGATGCCGAGTTCGCGCAGCCACTTCTGCACATCAAAACTCGGACAGGATTTTCCGGGGTTCAATTCATGATGACCGACAATGCGCACCTGAGGGAAACGATGATGGAAGTCCACCACATATCGCTTCAGAGATTCACATTGCGCCGCCGTGCGGGTATCCTTCGGATGCATCTGCCCATCGCAGCCGCCTACATACACGATGTGCCGACTCAGGCTGTTGAAACCCGCTGCGCCATTGGTCATCTCCCACGGATCGACCTGAGCATCCTCGTTGTTGTCCACCAACCGCTCCACGCGGCCATCTAAATGAATCATATCCGTGTAACCCACCTGCTGCCAACCACGCCCACCCTTACTTACCGGGTCGGTGTGCCAGTGGCGTATCTCCGAAGAGCTTACCTCACGGCCTTCCGGCGTGGCGGTGCAGTGGATTACAAGATACTTTATTGGCTTACTCATCGCCTCCAGGATTGGGGTTAGGGTGCTGTTCCTGACCAGCTGCGCCGGTATCCGGATTTTCGTCCGTACCGCCCTCACTTTCGTCCGGCTGTCCACCATCTTCCGCTGTGCCGAGGATATATGCAGGGGCTGTCTTGCCCTTGAACTCCTTGCACAGGTCACGCTCTATGAGCGACTGGGCGCGCGCTTGGTCTTTCACCTCCAGAATAGTTTCCGGATCATATACGGTTACGTGGTCATCTTTATCTATGAACGCACTGATTACTTTCAATTTCATACGCTTGAATTCGTTTTGTTGTTTTTACTTATCCCTCAGGAAGGCTGGGGTCCTTGTAGCCGCTCATCATCACAGCACCGGCATCAGCCTTTTTCGGCATGCAGATGAAGTAGTGGCGGAAGTTGATGAGTGAGCGCTGATTCTGCGGATCGGTCGATGCCTCGCTATAGTACATCTTTGTCGAACCGGTAGCCTTGAAAACACGCGACACATAGAAGGCGAAGGAGCATTGGAACTCACCGGTCGCAGCGCCGGCTCCGACATCCTTTTTCTTGCCGGCAGCGGTGTACAGCGGATTGTTCGCGAACTCGTAGATGTCAAAACCATAGAGGCGACCGATCGTACCATCGTTGCGGTTGATGTTGTATTGTTCCTTGAACACCTGGGAAGCTTCCAGCAAATCGTTCGCATGGTCGCTGCAAAGCACGAGACGGCGACCCTGGGTCGGCACTTTCAACTTGTCCAGCGCACGCTTCAAGTTCAGCAAATCGTTCGCGGTCATCTTCAATCGACCCGTTACCGGATCGCGCTTACCCGTAGTCTTCAGCACCGGGGTCGTGGCGCTATCTTCTTTAGCACACAAAGCGTGGGCGGCCTTGGCAAACTTCCCGTCATTTATTGAATTGCCGTGGCTCTCCTTCACACGGGTCATCTTGTCATAGCTCAAGGCATACAGCTCATCGTCGGTCACCGGCGTCACCTTCGTCTGGAACTTGTCCAGCTTGATGGCGATGTCCTTGTCATCCAAAGCCTGAAGGGGAATAGGATAGGTCGTATTGTTGATCAACACATCGGGGTCGACGCCAACCTCTACAAGGTGGATAACGTCATTGTTCACGATACTTGAACTGTCCGGGATACCGTCAAGGAAAGTTGCCTCCAGACCCCGGCGCAGATATTTCACCAACTCGCCCGTCCAGATTTCTTTATACACACCGGCGCGCAGTACACCGGCGGGAGTCGCCTGCCCGATAACGGCGGCAAGCACATTCATGCCAACGACACCCGTCATGGAAGGCAGGCCGGCAGCGACGGCGATGGTTCCGCCGACCAGGCAGTTCATGAGAACCGCCATAAACATTGCAATCATTCTTGTCATTGCTTTCTGATTTTTGTTGTTATACATGTTAAATCTCGCATTCAATACCGTACTCGGCCTTATACAGTTGCTTGTATTGCGCCGGATGCTCTTTGCGGAGTTTTTCCAATTCAGCGGCAGGAACCTCGCTCAGCTTCTGATAGGAGGCAGAACCGCCACTGGAAGCGCCACCGGCGCCTTGGAGCATGCCGCTCAATTTTACTTGAGGGGACATGGCTTCGAAGGTCGCTTGTAGGTCTTCGGCACCGATCTTCTTACCCAAGTCTAAAAACTGCTGTTTCTTGTCCTCGCCGATTTTCTTCTCGGCCACGGCAGTATTCACGAGGGTTTCAATACGTGCGGCACGCAGCGTGTCGCGTTCTGTGCGAAGGGTCTCTAACTCCGCAGCTTTGGCCTTCAACTTTGCCAGTTCTGCACTGATCGCAGCTTCGTCGGCATCTTTCGGAAGACCCAATTCAAGGGCTAATTTCTCTTGATCCATTACTTTTGTTTTTTGATGGTTCTTACTATGCAGCAGCGGCAGTACGGTGCCGCCATCCTTGCCTAAAGTTATACGAAGGCCGTCTTTCTGAAGCACCAAGGCATCATCGTTTGCGCCGATGTCCACCAACGACACCTCGAAGAGCTTACTCTTCGTAATCGTCGCGCTGGTTTGCTCCGGAACAAGGTGTTCCGGCGATTCACTCATCTCAATGATGTCGATACCCACGCTGACCATTTTAAGCGAACCAAATTCCCATTGCTGCTTGCAGCGGCGGCTCAATTCTGTAGCTTCATCAAAGACCAGCTCACCCGTCACGTCCGCGCCCTCAACCCTCAAGTCCTTTACCAAACCGATGACCTGTCCACGCTGATGCATGTACAGCAATACCGGGTTGCGGTTGTACTGTTCAATGTTCAGGCCCGAAGTCAGCACACGGGTACCATAGCTGTTCAGACGCTCATTACTGATTCTTACTCGTTTTGTTTTACCCATAACTTTTGCAGTTTTCGACTGCAATATTACAACCCAACTTACTGAAAAACAAAATAATAGTGCAATGCTTGCAGTATATTCTGCAAGCATTGCACACTAATTTTTTTGTAACGTCTGAAAACACCATTTTTGCACAAGTCTTAATACAATTTTTCAATGACAAGAAAAGATACAGAACAGAAAAAGAGTCTCGGACGGTCGCTCTATCTTTCCGGTATGGAGCAGACGGAAATTGCCGACAAACTCGGAGTTTCAAGGGTCACCATTTCAAAATGGTGCACCGCCGAAGGATGGAAGGAAGCCAGAGCGGCAAAAAACATTTCAAGACCGGAACTCGTCAACAAGCTCCTGCTCACCATCGACGCGATGATTGAGAATGTCAACAAGTCGAAAGACCCAACGCTCATCGGAGCCTTGGCAGACAAACTCTCCAAGCTATCGGCAACGATTGAGAAACTCGACAAAAAAGCCAATGTCATCGATGCCATTGAGGTCTTTATGGCCTTCAACCGCTGGATTCAGGACCAGGCGTCTTTCGACCCGGAGATTACGCCAGAACTCATCAAGGCCATCAACAAGTACCAAAACAAGTTCCTCATGGAGCGCATGCAGAACCCTTCAACAATCTAAACAAGGACGATGGCTACGATAGCGGAACTCAAAAAAATGCAACAGGAGTGGCAGGAACACTGTCGGCAGGTGCAAAGCATCACCGATACAAAAAGTCTTGTCCGGGAAAACGCTACGCAGAAAGAGCAGCGCATACGCCGTTTGCAAAAAGACTATGACGCCTTTTGCGAATATTATTTCCCTCATTTCCTCCAGCTGCGCGATAAAACCACCGGAGAAGTCATCCGGACCATTCACAATGCCCCCTTCCACAGCGCGGCGGCGCGCAAGGTCAAGACGACACCCAACCTCAAGGCTGTATTCAAATGGCCGCGTGGTCACGCTAAGTCTACGCACATGGACATCTTCACGCCATTATGGCTCATGTTTCAGCCCAAGAGACTCATCAACTTCATGGTGATTGTCGGAAAGTCGGAGGACAGCGCAAACCTCCTCTTGGGGGATATTCAGGCGGAGTTGCAGTACAACAAGCGCATCATAGCCGACTTCGGAAAGCAGATGTCAATCGGGAATTGGGCGGAAGGGGAGTTCACCACAAAGGAGGGGGTTAATTTCCTGGCATGTGGCCGTGGACAAT